ATAAACTGAGTGTTGCCTAAGTTAGCAGCATCTCGTAGCTTTGATCTAGCCTTAGCAGTAGTCATATCTCCTGTAGAAATACCACCATAATCTTTTGACTTGTCGATAAAGTTCTTTAAGTAGTCACCCTTGTCAATGATCACCTTACGAATACCACCTGCTGCCTTAAGCAAGTATGTAAGAACATTTGTCGAAGTAGGCGTAGTGATAGTAGGAGTCGCAGTATTAGTAATACTACCTGCAGTTCCTTGGGAAGCTTCCCCATAGTTTTGAGACTGAGTTACTGTTGAAGTAGTCGCAGTTCCATCTAGATCTCCATGGAATGTCGGGGCAGTGACACCTTTATCAAACACAGCGCCATTACCTACAAAGTCAACAGCAGTGCCACCTATGACTCCACTACCACCTTGTACAGTCATATTTTGTGCTGAAGCAGTCACGTTGTCTGAAGCGATATTAATATAGTCCTGTGAGGTGATGTTCATTTCAGCACTAGAGAATAATCCAACATTACCATTCACATTATAATCAAGATTACCCTTGACGTTGTGTTGATGCCCACCCAAAAACACATCTGTGACTAGACCAGTTGAATAGGTTGTTATTGGACCTGTAACAGAAGTCTGTGATCCGTTACCAACATTCTTTTCTTCTGATCCCTTTATGGTCTCTACCTTGTTACCATTTACAGTAACATTATAATCTAAGCAATCAACGTTAAACTCTCCTACAACCTTTATGTTTAGGTTGCCTTTATATACCAGTTGTGCATCACCTTCAACGATAACATCATTTGTACCACCTATGACTTCTACTTTTTTATTCTTCGTGCTAATGATAATACTACCATCAGGAGATAGTTCTATACCGCTACCCTCAAAGTGCTTTATAAGGATGCGTTCATTACCATCAGTATCATCAACTTCCCATACATGACCCTTCTCAGATCTAGACACTTGATTTTTGCCATAGTCTGATGATATCTTATCACCTGAGGCTATTTTCATTCCATCGTATTGCGCAAAAAATTCTAGATCGTTTCTAGCAACGCCTCTTGCTTCTTTTGCAATATTACTTGAAAAGAAATATCCTGTCTCAGGATACTTGCCTGTAGGATCTTCAGGAAGATTTGAAACCTTATCAGACGCTCTACGATCAATGGATTCTTGAGGAAGTGATGATAGATTATTTGGATATTCAATAGCCATACTAGTTTCCTAAACCATCTATTATTTGTTTTTGTGTTAAAGGTGGAGACTTTCTTGGATCATAGTCTTTTACATTTTCTTTTCCAAACCAAATCTTTGCAGTATTTTGCACATCCCACCATGGAGATTCTGTTGTACTTAGAATGTCATATAATGCCAATGTCTGTATACCAGGTTTTACATTGTAAATAGCTTCCATAACCTTCTTTACAGTTTTTATTTGTGTTGAGTTTACCTTCCATTCAAGTTCTTCAAGAGCAATCAATATGGTTCTTTCAGAATGATCAGGTAGTTCACCATAATATATTCCTGTACCCTTTATCTCTAACGGTCTACCTCTATACAAAATACCTGCTTGATCTATGAAAAAATGAGGCTCTAATCCTTGATTATAATCGTTAACAAATACTTGGTGATAGCCTTCAACAGTACCCTTCCCGTCAGAAGCAAATACATTCCATGCTTCCCAAACCATTTGAGTAACATCTCTTTTTAGATTTGCTACTTCCGTTTCAACTTCTGATATGTCTTCAACAGGATCGAATATTTTTGTATTAATGTTTGTTGTATTTTCTCTCCAAACATTGATATAGTTATCAGTTCTTTTTGTGGGTATGTCTACGCTAACTGCAGTTGGTTCTAATGCCTTAGACGCTCTGTTATCTATTTTAAGTATAACTTCTCGCAAATCTGCATCTGATCTATCAGAGTATTTTTTTAATATAGAAACAGATTTATCTATATTACCTTTTTGTCTAAGCTCTACAATATCCTTCATGTCATCAGATGGAATGGCATATAAAACGTTTCCTTTTTTAGCAACAGATCCCAAGAGATTTTCTGTTGATTGAAAAGTTTTCTCGACTAAGTTCTCAACCAATCCTGAAAATCCAGAAAAAGAATTATTTACTAGTTTGCTTAAAGACGATACTTGACTTAGAACTGTGCCAGAAGCCAATGATGATAATCCTTTAGATGTGTTTAAAACGTCTCCTAGTACGTTATCAAGTATGTTATCTCTTGCAAGTTCTGTCGCAACATTATCTCCAACAATATTTGTTATCTCATTTGAACTTGCTGTAGTTGTTGACTTAACAACCTCTGCCAAAGCCTCAGGGAATGGCGCAGAGATAGCAACATCTAAAAATCCATTTGCCGAAAGTCTACTATCTCCTGTAATGGTGGACAGATCTGTAGCATCAGATCCAACTTTTTTTATTAGTTCATCTTTCTTGGCACTAGCATCTAACTGCACTACACCAACTTTCTTTTTTATCTGATTGGGAACAGATCCATTAACACCTGATATTATGTCTCTATCAGAGCTAGTGACACTTTTAAATCCCCCTGATGTAGAGTTATCAGGTTTATATTTAAAGCTAAATGCTGTGTCAAAAACTTCATTCAATATATTAGTATTTTCACTAGAGGATTCTAGATCTAATAATCTTTCTATAGCATTGATACCGTCTTGCAACTTCTCCTTTGGTAATGACATTAACCCGCTCCTGACGATATTAAGTTGTTTTCTGCAGATGCCCTTAAAGAAGCTTGGTATCCATCATATGCTTCTCTTGCTGCCAAAGGTCTTCTAGGATAGCCTTCTTCAGCAGCCCTTTCATATCTATGAAAGAAATGGTAGGTAGAGTTCAAATCATTTTTTGGGCCATCAAAGTTAGCTATATTGGCAGGGTTACTTAAATGATCCCAACACCTATGTGTGCGATTTGTTTTCATATCAAATATGAGGAACTTTAACTGTAAGAATAAATCATACGGATCTTCGTTTAGTTCTGAAGCATATGCTTCTACACTTTGCCACCTTCCCCATTTAGAGTTCCACTGAGCTATACCTCTCGAATCTTCTATTTCGTTTTGAAGTTTAGCATTCGGATCAAAATTACTTTCAACCTCTAAGTTTCCGCACACTCCTGCAGCAGCTTTTATTGGTAGACCATTACTAACTAAAAAGTCCATAACAAGAACCCTTAACTCTGCAACCTCTGCATTTCCGTTCCTGTATATTTGCTTTTGCTGTTCAGTAACAATAACTCCTTCTTTACCAATGTTCTTTGTGTTTAGAAGATCAACTCTTCCACCTTCAGCAGCCGCTCTAACCTGTGGTGAAGATGGTTGTTCGATATGACTCATAGATCCAAGTATGATAGGATTTTGAGAAGTCACTCCATCTAAAAAGAAACCGAATACTAATGCGCTATTCTTTAGTTGAGGTATTTTACCTACGCCAGATACACCACCTTCTGTAGTCGGCAACATCGTTTCTGCCCAAGGTAAGTATTTGTTTTCAACTTCTTCAGAGTGAATGCCATATATTCTAACTTGAAATCTGCCAGCCTCATCAGGATCTTGACCACTGATAATCCTACCTACAAACCATCGGATATTGTCACCATAATATTCGTTCATTCTTGAATACTCCGACTTGCAAGTTTACTTAAGTTTAAGGCTACTGTATGTCTTTCCCCAACAACATCGAAGCAATGACGTTTGGATAGTATTACAAAATCCCCAGACCTCTTTTCATCGATTGTGGTGTTTGTCTTAATATCAGTATTATTTCTTTTTACGTTCATACTAACTTGATGCCCAACACAAGTTTTTATACTGAAACCGAACAGTAATCCTGGCATGTTTATCGAATATATATTTTTCATCAAATGGCTAATAACACTTTTTCTTATCATAGTATATATTTCTGCTGCAGGATATGCTTCTTGACTGAAACCATTAGTATCATTATATGGCTGTGAAGTAACTCTGGTTACTATTTTAGCATTATAATCAGTAATAGATTTATTGTCAAACTGTAATGGATCTGCAATAAACTTTTTATCAAAGGCAATAAAGTTTTGTTCTTTTGGAAACAGTTCAGCTTCTGCTAGTCTAGCAAACCAATCTCCCATGTCTATATGAAACTTAAATGGAGAACCAGTAGTAGCATTGACAGAGTTATATTGAGATCCCATACCACCATCTAGTGCGATCTCTAAAGTGTTTTCTAATAATCCCAAATCCAAATTAGTTATATTCACAGCCTGTGATTCAATATCACTTTGAACAGTATTGAACTGATCATACACAAAAGGTCTATCCTTATTGAAAGATTCTTCTTGTATTATTGTTTGTAAGTCGGTAAGATAAAACTTATTGTCGATAACAGAGGAATAGAAAAAGAATGGTAATCCGCTCTCTGTAGTCATTTTACTTAAGACAGTATTAATGGCGCTCAAAGGATCTTGAAAAGGCACAATGTATCTAAATGCTTGTTGAAAAGAAGGAACTTTGCTTTCTATAACAACCTCTCTACCAAGCTTGTCTTTCGCAATAGCAGATATGATTTCTTCACCAGTTCCAGTATATGCCTTGCTAAACCTAATAAGATCATTGTAAAACTTTATATCTTCTATTAAAGCCATTGATAGAAAAGATGATTGATCGTTAGTCTTTATATTATCAGTGATTTCTTCGATTATAAAAGTTTTTGTTATTATCCCTGATGATCTATCAGGAGTCTCAAACTCAACAACAATCCTTTCAGTACCTACAAGGTCAGCCACCCTATAAATGTCTAGATCATCTTGAATGACTATACCACCTGTTAGGAATCCTTTAGACAAATCTTCATATATATTAACCTCAACAACAACGCCAGACCTACCATTCCCTGCAAGGAATAGGGGTTGATTGTAGCGATCTGCTTCCAATCGAATGCTAATAATCTTAAGCTGTTCTGCTGATACTAGTGGAGTTGCCATTTAACTTCTCAATAGTTTTTGAAATTCACTGCTTACCTGTGCTGCAACACTTGGCGTAAATATATTAATGTTTCGTAGTTCATTGTTTGTGTCTATCAGCCTATCTAGATATGTGACAGGTATTTTATTAAGTTGTCCAACTTCGTTATTAACACCACCACTAACGTTAATATTTAAATCAACGATATTTTGATCAGTGTCAGTATAATATGCAGCAGCATTATATTGCAAAGTACTATTAGAAGTAATAAGACTTCTGACTAGATCATCATCCCACAACAATACATTGGGCTGATTCGGTTGCGTGAAAATAGTGGTACTATTAGGTAGCGTGAAAGAAGATATTTGTGCAGTTGCTGTTGCCTGTGTTCCATTTGCAATATTTGGTTCTGATATGGTTATTGTTGGAGCACTAGTAAACTCTTCACCACCTGTCAATACAGCTATTGATTGTATTGTTTGAGAAGTAAGTATAGTATCTCCATCAAGATAGGTCATAATTGCTTGCGCAGTTGCACCCTTACCACCGCCACCCGATATGGTTACTGTGGGTGGAGACGTGTAACCACTGCCCCCATTAGTCAGTGTTATTGACTTAACATCAACAATAGGTTTAACTGTAAGTTGACCAAGATCATAGTTCTTCTCTAATATTTTAGCCTTAAATGCTGTTCCAAACTCATCAAGATCAGATCTATCAGCAATAGTGTCACCGATATAAAACTCTCCATGCATTCGTGCCGTGGTATTAATTACTCTATTAGGATAAAAAAGCTTTGCAGCATCATAAACCTCTAGACTACTCATGGGCCAGCCTTGCTTACGAAGATCAGAGTTCAATAAGAAAAACGTCCAATAAAAGTCAGAGGTTCCATATAACTCATATGAAAGAACATCAGGTCTTTGACCATCTTGAATATAATACTTTTCATAGAAGGACGCATCATCAGCTATTTGATCGATGAGATCAATATAAGTCGTAAGGTTGTGGAACGTAGTATCAAATGTCTCATTACCAAAGTTATAAGCCACTGTGGGAAAGTTTCTAAAAAATGACATATTATCCTGCCCCTGCTGATATTACATAGTCTGGATTATCTATTGCAGTAACCTCACTTATAATATCTCTCTTAGTCAATGCTCTTTCTTCTACAAACGATAGTGAGATGTCTGTTTCTTGGAAGTTACCATCCTTGTGAAAAGCCATGCCTGTCGCATTATACACAACATCAACGTTAGCCAAGAAAGATGGTAATATCTTAGTTGCAACTCTTTTGTTGTCATAGAACATTTTTATGTTGAACTTACTAGGAAATCTCAGTGCCGCATTCAATCCCTCATCAGAAGTATCAGGATACATTTCTTCTCTAAAGAACTGAACTATCTGTTTGACTTCCTCTGCCTCTACTTGAGAAGTTGGAATCATTTTAAATGTAAATCTAAACTGCCTAACACCAATGCCTCTGAGAGTAGATCTTCTATTAGGGTTCAACGCAATACCTGTTGTGGTTTCAATAGCACCTTGAACTTCAGGACTAAGTTTACTAGATAAACGAAGTGCCGCAACCTGTGCGCCCTCACTCTTAAGTCCTACATTGAAAGCCTCTTGTATTGAAGCAAAGTCTGGTGTGATATTATTTTTTATCGCATTAAGGATCGTTTTACCACTAGCATTTGGATCTCCCAAAGCTTTTGCTGCTGCAGAACCTATAATACCTAGATCAACATTAGTGTATTCAATGTTATCCTGAAACTGTAAGGTTGAAGGTAAATACATTGTAGCCTTACGCCCACTACCAACACGTGCAGGTATATTTCCTCTGACTGTTTTTTGTTGTCCTTTGAATCCTGTTTCAGGCTGTGTTGCACGTTCTCTATTAGTTGTTTGAGAAGCCGCTTCAACCAATCCACTAAATACAGTTTCAGGCAATGTCTTATAGTTCTCTTGAATAGCCTCAAAAGTTATCCGACCTTTGTAACCGTCATCTTCTAGAGGAAACTTAAAGTTCTTTTTGATTTGATTTACTCCATTTACGGAAGTTCTAAGGACCATGTTGCCTACCTAAATATAAAAAAGTTTCTATTATTTATAAGGTATCTATGGCATATTCTGGCAAGTATAATGTTAAAAACCGTTCTAAGTACAAGGGAGATGCTGATAAGGTAGTCTTTAGATCTCTTTGGGAAAGAAATGCGTTCAAATGGTGTGATGATGCAAAGGATATTGTTGCATGGTCTAGTGAAGAAGTTGTGATACCTTACTTCTATGAGGTTGATAAAAAGTACCATAGATACTTCATGGATCTTAAGATTACTTATAAAACTGGTAAGACAGTTCTAGTTGAAATAAAACCTAATAAAGAAACTGCACCACCTAAGTTCAATGGTAGAAAGTCCAAAAGATATATTAGTGAAGGAATGACCTATGTAAAGAATATGAACAAGTGGGCTGCTGCACAAAACTATGCTGCAGATCGTGGTTGGGGATTTCAAATATGGACTGAGAATGAACTCAGTGCCATGGGTATTTTACCTAAACCAAAGAAAACCATAAAGCCCTTGAAGCCACTACGTAAACCTAAAAAGAAATAGTATACTCACCCACCTCAAAGACCTCTCTTTAATTATATACATTTTTAATGATTCGTCAACCCCTAAAATAGATATAAATAACACTATGGCAGATTTATTTAAGAACTTAGAAATAGAAGCGTTTCGTGCAGGTATCACCCCTAGAACAAAAGAGTCTAGGGCTTGGTTCCGTAAACGTCTAAGCGGTATTCGTAAAATGAACCGTAGTGATGTAATGAAAGATGATTCATTAAAGTTAGTCAACAGGCAACTAGTTGGATCAATGCAGATGTTTTTCTATGACCCAAAGCATAAAGACACGTTACCCTACTATGATGCATTCCCTTTGACTATTGTGATTGGTCCTGCCAAAGGTGGGTTCCTTGGTTTGAACTTACATTACCTACCAATGGCACTTAGAGCAAAGTTCTTGGATGCTCTGATGGATGTGACAACTAACGACAAGTTCAATGAAAGCACACGCTTTGACGTAACCTATGATATGCTAAAGTCTGCTGCAAAATACAAATACTTTAAACCTTGTGTAAAGCATTACTTGACAACTCATGTTAGAAGTCGGTTTGCTAGGATACCTGCACCTGAATGGGAAATCGCAACGTTCTTACCCACTGCTTCTTGGCAGAAGGGAACAGGTACGCAAGTGTACAGAGACTCTAAGAGGATGATTTAATGGCTAGTGTCGATCAATTAAAAAGCTTAGTGTCTAGAAAAGATGGTATAGCACGTCCGAATGTATTCAG